TTGAGAACTACTCAAAGCAGGAGTATGTTTACAAACCCAAATCGACTATGTTGTACTTAGGACAGATGGATGGATATGGAATGTCCACATCCGTACCAAAGTTCGACCCCTGGTTCAGAACCATCTTGAAGCGCGAAGCTCCCGATGTCGTTCGAGATTTGGAGAATGTCTACATGCGTGATCCTTGTACACCGGATCGTGTTATGCGACACTTTTCACTCTTCGATCGGAAATGGGAGAAGATGCCTACCGATAAGTATATGATTGAAGCAAAATCCATCATGGAAGAACTCTTTCGTCCAGTTGGAAAGGTACAACCTATTGACTTCAACTTTGCTGGTTGGCACGAGATCCTACCACACCTCGACATGACTTCCTCCCCTGGCTTACCCCTCCGTCGAGAGTATGCTACCCAAGGCGAATGTCTCGGTCATATTTATGACAAATCCAAGAGACTTAACCACTTCGCCAAATTCCTTCATCCCGCACAGGTTCGAGCTCCTCCGTGCATGATTGGTCTCCGTCCAGGTCTGATTAAGAAAGAAGATCTAGACAAGAAGATCAAGGCACGCGGTGTTTGGGCTTATCCCGCAGAAGTGAAGGTATTGGAGATGAGGTATGTGATTCCGTTACTATCACGGTTTTCACACGTGTTCGGAAAGATTCCCTACCCTGTAGGCCGCAACATGACAAAAGCACTACCTTTCTTCATCGACCACCTTCTTCATGACAAGAAGTACGGAATGGTGACGGACATCAGCAAGCTTGATACTTGCATTGGTCCGGATTATATAGACTGGGTCTTTGATTTCCTGTCAAATATGTTTGACTTCGGATACACAAATTCGTCTGAAACAAGGAACTCCAACGTCTTGAGCTTCATCCATTACTACTTCAAACGCACACCTGTCCTCCTTCCCTCAGGACAGCTCATTCGCAAAGTTGGCGGTTTGCCATCCGGTTCGGGTTTTACCCAAATCGTTGGTACGCTTGTCACACTTCTCATTA